AGCCGAGGGCGCAGTTTTCCTTTTTATCTTACTCATACTTTTTTATATTTATCTTAAATGTTTCTGAATACAAATTTACCTCTCGCTGTGATAGCTCGTATCGCCTGCAAACCGTTTCATATGCTTTTTTATCCTTTTTTATTTTCTTTGTATAATTAATATATTTTCTCTTTGTCTTTGGAATTAATACATGTAAAAAAGTATAATGATCAATATTAATACTAAATATTGATCCATATAAATTAACACTATTATTGATTAAAGGAACAAACCGAGTGTCAGCAAATGTTACATACCTATTCACTATATACGGAGAATAAATCTGCGTAGATGTAATATCTATATCAATTTTACTCTTTTCAAATAAAATATTAGTTACAAAATCAAAAAAGTTATTTGCTTGCTTCATATTATAAACAGTCTAAGTTCTTAATAGTACTTTCGTCATTTTTTTGCAAAAAAATTTTAGATTACAGATTCAAACTAAAAAATAACAATTGAAATTGCCAAACCAAGGAATCTCCCCGGGTTTGCGAAAAAAAATTTGACATAGAACTGAAACTCATATGGTTAATTTTGTTGTCGCAATAAACGCGTCGTCCGTCATGGAATAGTACAAATCTACCACAATTTTCATGAATTCCTCCACTTGATCATCGGTTAAATTGGTGGAAAACGCAAAAGATGGTGCCTTTTGCCCTGCTGTTACGTTAATTGCCGTGTGACCAATAGCAACATTGTCTTTTGAATAAGTTATACTCACACTACACTTGCCTTTTGGCTGAATAATACCATGTTGCTCGAATTCTTTGTATACAATCAGATCGTCCCCATCAACTTCGATCGGAGCTTTGAGATACCTTGTTGATAACAAGTTCGCAATTTGTGTATTGAATAATCTTTGAAAGAAAACAGCACCGAGAGGGCATAAATTAGGATGCTCCCAACAAAAATTAACAGCGTCGTCAGAATAAATGAAATCATTGTTAAGAAGGTCTTCATTGTCAATCATCCCCTCCGTTTCTACCTTCATTGGTGCTCGAAACGCAACGATGTTACCAATCGGGAGAGTCTTTTTCCGAAAATATTTATACGCGAACCGATTGTGAATTAAAGTTCCATCATAGAGATCGATATCTTTTAAAATCATAATAAATATTATAGAATAGCCTTAGACATAATCAACATGAACATACATTTATTTTCAATGATGTGTTTGGATGAAAATGAATATCCGGACTTAAATCTATATAAACATTTTATAGATTATTATAAGCAATTAGGGATTAAGTCAAATAATTTTACTATTATACCCTGCGGAGTTGCCGAGTATGAAAACAACTTAAAAGAATTTCAAAAAATAAATACCGCTACCGATATACCAAACCATAATTTAATTTCAAAAAAATATGATATATTTGAAGCGCATAAAATATTATTAAAATGGCAAGAGATAATAGATAAGGAAGATTGGGTTCTTTTTCCAGATCCAGATGAATTTAATAAGTACGGACATTTTAGTAATATAATAGAGTGTGCTACTTTTTTAGAAAAAAATAATTTTTATATTTTACAAGGTGAATTCGAAGATCGGATTGCTGAGGATCTTGTTTTACATAAGGTACAGTATCCAGAAAATTTATTTAATCAATTTCCAAAAAGAACAAATATTACAAAACACATAATAGGAGCTACCTCGTGTAAAATTTTATTATCAAAAGCAAAAATAGAATTACGAATTGGACATCACGACCCGGTATGGAACTTTAAAGCCAATCGACCGGCGTTCCTTAATGAAGTAGAGCGTAATAGCGATGAATACTGGAAACAGATTCCTATACCAGCACCTAATATACACCAAACGGATTTTAAAGCTTGTCACTTTAAATGGGTTGAGTCTTTACTATATAGATTAAAAAACCCAAACAAACATAAAGACCTATATAGTATGTTCAACGAAGACAGAAGGAAGACTAATGAAATTATTACTGGTAATAAATTTAATATTATAATACATTAGGATTAAAGTTTCCTATTTTATAGCGCTGAGTTCTTGTCATAAATTTTTTGCTAAGTTGTATTTCGGAGTCTATTTGACTTTCAAATAAAGTACCCTTAGACAAAAACGGGTGAAAGACATATGATTTATAATATTTTCTAGCAAAAATTGTTCCGCTTAGTGTACCTATAATACCATCAGAAATAAGTATTATAGGATAAAACCGAGCTAATAATTGCTTAGCAATATTAGCGGTTAAAGAATAACAAACCGCACCACTATATTCTTTAAACCCTGTATGAAAATAATCATTAACTTGGATTCGTTTTTTAGCTAATTCAGGCTCTCGTGTACTATTAAACGGTCTCCAAGAATGAAGATGAAGGACATCCCAGCCTGGTGGAATATATTCTTTCCACTCTAAAGCATTCTTGCATAAATCGACATTTAATATAGCGTCATCTTCTATGACAAGAAATGTATTTACTTTATCTTTTACTGCTGTTTTGTATGCTTTAAGATGCCCGTATGTGCAACATATCTCTGCTAAAGACATAGGATACGGGGAGCCCTTTACACTAGGCTTAAGTGCGTCAGGTGGTGCTAACGCCTCGATACCCCATAGCTTTTTAAACCTAAGCTTTTTTCGAGTGCTCTTTCCTTTAATAAATAAATTCTCCGGAGTAATGCTACGAACAAATTTATAATTTTCAATATCACAATCTCGAAAATGGTCTTGAATATATTCTTTACGAAGTGGATCTCGGCCCCAGACTACATATATTTTATCAAATAATGTATCGAGCATTATGAAAAATATTATCGTAAAAGTGTTTCTTTATATCCTAACATCTCCCATGTTTTAGCTTCGGGTGACCAATACACAACAATACCAATTGGAAGCTCTGCAGTATCAACAAATTCATCGCTAACGATACCTTTTTTAATTTTCGATTTTTCTACGAGAAAAACCTTTTCTTTAAAATAAACAGACTGACACTTACGTTTATATTTCATCTCAAACGCTTCTCTATCAAGGTCTTTAGTCCAATCCCATATAAGCGGATTCCAGAAAACTGACAAATTAGGTTTAATTTTTGCTTGAAGTGTTTTTGTACCTAAAAATGTAATTTCTTGTACATTTTCTTTATCTGGTTTATACTCGACTCCGTTAAAATGAACAGATACATCCGTAAAAGTACTAATCGGATCTTTAACTTCATCAATTTTTTTCGTTGTAGCTTTCGTTGTAGCTTTCTTAGTCTTAATCGTAGTCTTAGTCGCAGTCATAATTACTATTGAAATAAATGTTTATTATTGTAATTAATTATACATGTTAAATGATCTTGCAACTAGGTTTTGTGATCGGCCATGGACCTTTTTAGAGATACAAGAAAAAGCTTTGTATAATTGCTGTCCGCGATGGGTTAACCTTAACAAAATAGGAGAAATTACTCCAGAATTAGATTTTAAAAAAGAATGGAATAGTGAACGGAGTAAAGCGTTTCGACGAACTATTCTAGATGGTTCTTTTAGTATGTGTAATAGTGAGGAGTGTCCTAAAATTCAAAATAAAACTCTACCAAAACGTGCTGATATATTAAATGGAGAGCACGGCGAAAAACTAAAACAAATTGTAGAATGGGAATTAGATATAGCTGATCTCCCTACTACTATTAATCTATGTTATGATAGGTCTTGTAATTTAGAATGTCCTAGCTGCAGAAAACGAAAAATATTTTATAACGAGAAAAACTTTCCTCATCAATATAAACAGGTATTAAAAATTAATGACAAACTACTACAAATGATTCATAGTAAGCCTCATAATGTTTGTCTTAATATAACAGGATCAGGTGATCCATTCGGTTCACCATCATTTTTTGAATTAATGAAAAAAATTAACCCACGTCTTAATCCTAAAATTGCATTAACACTCCAAACAAATGGTGTATTGTGGGATGAAAGAAGATGGGCTAAACTAAAAAATATACACACATTAAACATAAGCACTATTATTAGTTTAGATGCCGGTATAAAGGAACATTATGATAAAGTTAGAGTAGGAGGAGACTGGAACCGACTAATGAAAAATTTAACTTTTATAAAATCTCTTGATTTACCGTGGGTTAGATTAGATATGTGTGTACAAAAAAACAATTATCAGAGCATACCTGAATTTATTAAAATAGCTAAACAATATAACTTTGATTCCTACACGTCAAGAATATTTAACTGGGGTACATTTAATCAAAAAGACTTTAATGAGCATAATATATTTGATATTAAACACCCAGAACACGAAAAACTATTAAACATAATAAATAAAGACTATCAATATGACAAACACGACTGGGGTAATTTAACTGATTTTATTAAATGAAATTAGCAGTATTATTATATGGACAGCCGCGGTTTTGGGACTTAAGTTATAAAAGTATCATACAAGAGACTACTTTTGATAACTGTACTACAGATTATTATTTTCATTTTTGGAATAAAATTGCATATCATAATCACGATCGTGAATATGAATTAACTAATAAAGACAAAAAAAATATAATAACTGCATATAAGCCAAAAAATTATTCATTCACTGATTATACCCTATTAGAACAAACTTGTGAGGAAGTATTTGAAATTGTACAAAAAAAGAAAAAAGAATTATCAGAAGATCAAGGGCTTAGTAAAAGTATTTTTGAAACATGCGAGCCAGAACATTTGATTTATTATCTCGGTCAATTCGTATCTTTAGAACAGGGAGCAAAACTAATAGAAGAAGAATATGACTATATTTTTAGAGTAAGAACTGATGTATTATTTGCTACTCCTGATTTATATGATAATGAAAACGATTATAAACAAGACAAAGAACTTTTTTATCACAGACTATACAACCGTGAGCAAGGTATCTTTTGTAAATACGGAGATCTGCAAATCTGGGAAGGAGCTTACAATACTCACGACAAAATAGACACACCAACCGATAACATGTCGTTATTCAGTTCAGGAGTTAACGAGAAGGAATTTCGTAAACAATTACTACAAACATTATCCGACGTAGGGTGCGAACGGGACCATCAACCATTAAAACGTACTACATATGAACAATTTTCATTTTTAAATAATAAAATATATGCTAAAAAACGCGCTAGTAAATGTGATGTTTATAACTCTAAAAAACAGTATTTACACATGAAAGATTGGTACATTGTTGGTAGTGGTCCAGAGATGCTGCGAAGTATAAAACAATATATTAATACTATCATAATTATGATTGAAAAATCGAGAAAATTCCTTAAAAGAGATGGTATTGATATTAACTGGGCTGCAGGTGAACTCGTTTGTGGTGAAGTTTTAGGTTTAAACGGTATAAATGCAGGAGAACTAGGACATGACTTTTTAGATAGAATGACTATACCTAATAGAGTACTAAAGATTGCTAATAAACACACAAAGGAATGTATTTTAAATAGACCTCATGTTAGAGTTTTAGCGGATTCTGATATACCTTTAAAAGAACAATATAGAAAAATTATAAATGAATAAATTTATAACAGAAAATGATACTGGGCCAGAAGCACCTTGGGTTTTATTATGTGGGCCAACATGTATAGGTAAGACTTATTTTCGTGAGGTTCATAATTTTTACAGGGTGCCGTTCAGGAAACAATCTCCGGAGGCTAATAGTGTGCTGGAGCAATTGGAAAAGCTTTCACTTTATCATTATAATGTAGTAACTACAAGTGATTTCGGACTATGGCCGACTAAGTGGTATACAGAAGAATATAAAATTAAAAAAAGAGCTATTATATTAGGGGTACCGTTATTTGTATGGCGAGAAAGATTAAGAATAAGAGGTAATCCCGAATTACCAGAAGGGTTTATAGATAGATACAATCTAAAATATAAAAGGTGGGTAATAAGATTAAAAGAATATAATATACCGTATATTTTCGTTGATAGCAGAAATGACTACCCAATATTAGATGAGTCAAGTTTTTTTACAATGCTCACAAGCAATGAATAATATGAATGAAGAAAACCTGTTAACCTTATACCCTGTAAGTCAT